ATTACATCATACATGTATGAATAAGACTTCATCATATCAACCATAGAAAATGGCTTCTCATCGTTTATATTATAGATTGAGCCTATTATACCAAAATGACATTCAGATGGATTAGAGAGCCTGTTATACTGCACTACACATGGTTTCATGTTAATGTATATCTCAGCACCTATCTTAGTACCTTCCCATGCTTGTGAGATCCAGTAGATTTCTTCCTCTTCACCTAGTGTTTCATCTATCACATAGTTTTCATCATATAGCTCAAATGTAGGTTGACCAGTCTGTAAGTCATACCTTTTGATCTTCTTTATTTTTCTTTTTGATTTCCAGTACATGCGTACTACACGCACATTACCCTCAGTATCATAAGGAGACATACTGAAATCATCCTTATATTCAGTTTTAAGGAGAGTATCAGCAACAGTATCATCAAGGTCATATGCTTTGATAAAACCATCACGCTCATCATAATCACCTATAAGACCATCCCTATCACCAGTATTACCACTAGCTATATTCTCAATATAACTAATATCCTTATCTGATAATTGCTCATGATAGGTATCTATAATCTTACCAGGAGACCAATAATCTTCCATGATAATTATATCAGCATCTTCTATACGATTACTGAAACCATTTCTGTATACCCTAATCTTACGTGGATTAATCTTTTTGAGCTTAGGCTCACCACCTTCAATAACACACTGATATATTTCTTCACCACATATCATTGCATCCAAGAAACCTTTATTAAACATCAATGGGAAGTTTTGTTCTTTCCTATAATGATTAATAAGGGCATTAGCTCTAATCTCACGTAGATCTTGCCATTCATATACAGCAAACTTTTGTAACTCCATCATAGCCTGTTCTTGTTGATTTTCATCAAGCTCCTGAGACTCTATGATAGCTTGTAGCTTTTGTAGCAACATGGCTTTCTTGTTTTGTTCAATCTCAGATACAGCATTAGGATTAGTTACTATTGCCTTATAGTCAAACAACCTACCTTTTTCTTCACCTTGCAATACATTCAATTTAGCATTGATGATTGGATAGTGTTGAATAATATCAGGTATTTTATTATCATCAGATTTAATATGATTAGGATTAATATACTTGATAAGGTCTTTCATGTAGAGCTTACCATTAACTAAATCATAATTAATCTTCTTGTGGATAGTAGACTTTCGTACAGTACTATCATTCTCAAAACATCTATCAGTCGCCCAATCTAAGTGTTTCTTACGCCACTCTTTTGTTTTCCTTTTAAAAGGCAACTTTTGAGATGGTAAATTATTAATCTTCATATGCGCATATTTATTTCATTTTAATTCTGCAAAGGTAATAAAAAAAGACACCCATAGTCAATACTATAAGTGCCTTTGTTATTATTGTGTAATCATATCCCAATTTGCATTAGCTATTCGTTCATCGTAATTACGGCTGAAAAAGCCATCATCAACTAATGTAGTTGTATTTCGTTTAGCTTGCCTACCTTTAATGTCACCTTGATAAAGGATTACTTTCTCTTCCCTACCTAACATAGCCATGCCTAATGCTCTAACTCTATCCACATTTATATCAGGATTATAAAGAGCTAATTCTTTTAGGAGTGCCCTATTGCGTACAAAAGAAAGATTAGGTACTGTTGTTTCAACCTCTTTACCATCTTCCATTTTAGTGTAAGGTACTTCTCTAATCAGCCACTCACGTATTCTATCATTAGCAAAGTTATTAATAGGATTAGTAGCAGCTATACCTTTTGACGCATTACCAAAGGTTGAGTACTTGATCAGCTGTTTGTCTTTTAGGTACTGAGGTACATCAGCTAGTAGGTGTAGACACTGTAGCTTCTGGAAATAACCAAAGCATCCCTTAATGTTATTCTCATAATAGATCTTAGCATTGTAGTACAATGACATCAATCTAGCTATCTCATGACCATCATCAACGTATGTAGGTCTACCTGTATATTCAGCTACCAGCCTATCAGTCCACAAATCAAGTACCAATATTGAAATAAGAGATACTGAATTAGCATCATCGTTATTAGCAGGGTCATATCCTATTATATACCTATCTTGATATACTTTGTCATTCTTATCCTTTTCAGGCATCTCAAAGATCTCTATACACCCTTTGTTGTTCGTATTATCTTTAAGTGGATAATCGCGTATAGGTGTATCATGGTTAATTAAGAACTCTACCTCTTTCTTAGAGTTCAGGAATAGCTCACCAGTATATACATCATCAAACTCATTAGGATTGTTATCCAATTGTACTATACGCTCATTTAAGGCTGTTACAGGGAAGAAGTTTGATCTTGTACGCAATATAGCCTCTTGTGGTGTTATAGGCATCTCAGCAATAGTTTTCGTTATAGAGTTTATATCTGTTGAATTATACTTTACCCTATACCTATTGGAAAGAACCTCTAAGAGAGCCTTAGTTACATCAGAATTGCCATCTTTGTCATAACAACTAAGTCTTGACATATAGGATGAGAAAAAGTATGTAACCTCATTTCTACCTCTACCTTCAAAATCCCATACATTAGTTAAAGGCTTCATGAAATATCCTCGTGGGTTATATACAAGCTCCTGAGCACCTTGGAAGTCTGAATCCTTATCACCAGCTGTACCTACAGCATATAAAAACCCATAAGCTATGTCACCTTCCCTGATTGATGGTATCATGATATTGTACAATTCTAATACATTTCTAAATGAACCAAACTCTTCTATGACTATGTAATGCAAACGTTTACCACGCACTTTTGCAGGATCATCTTTTACTGATACACCGAATAATTCATTAAGTGTACCTTTTTGAGTCTGTGTATCAAGATCAAGATAACCAGCTTTCCACATCATATTCTGCATAGATTGTGTTATGCGCTTTGATGGGAACTGCGTATTCTGAGCTAAGAAGTCTATGTAGGCTTGAAACTTCGTAAGAATACCATCGTTGACTAAGTACTCTTTTGAGTAAGCTACTGCCATAGACTTCACCCTTTCAATTATTTTATTGTCATTATCCAACAACCCCAAAACAAAATTACGCGCTAATATAGCTGCTGTGGTTAACGATTTACCAGATCCACGTCTACTAATCTCACAACCATTATAGCCACCTTTTTCAGCTTGATCCATGTAATGATACCTGTAATATATACCTTCCCAAAACTCAGGGAAGTCTATAACACGATCACCTTTCTTACTACCCTTCTTAAACTTAGTCTGCTGTATGGGACAATAGTTCATGAAGAAATACATAGTACCAGGTACCCATTCACCATCTGATTCTCTCACATATCCCTTGTAACAGCGTCTAAGCTCTTCCCTAATCCATTTACCATATTCTGAATTAGGATTGGGATTTGGTCTTAAAAGCGTATAACAGCCATGCTTCTTGTAGTGATTAGCAGCAGGTCTGAAATAATCCATATCTTCTAGTATATGAGGTTTAGTAACATCTACTATTATCTTTCCTTCTTCATCTCTCTCTAACTCACATGCTCTCTTTCTATCATTACCAATCATGTACTTTATCATAGGTACATTTGTTATATAATCAAAGAACTGTTCCTGTACCTCATCAGGATAAGATAACAGGTTCAGTTCTTCGAATGTTGATTGATATTGATTTAAAGGAATTTCGTAGAGAGATTTATCTTTTAAATCTATATCATGCATGTTCTATAAAGTTATACCATCATCAAACAATGTCTTAGTATTACCACCCTTAGCTCTACCTTTTTCTTCAATCTCACCACTAACAACTTTCTCAATTGCTGCTAAGTCCTTAGCAAGTACCATCGTTTGTTTTAGAGCTTGTGTAATAGAAGATATTGTATAGACTGGTTTACCATGTACATCAGTTTCATGAAGATTGACATCACGTAAGAATTGTCTTACTTTATCAATAGCTGTACGCGCATCTTTCAATAACTCCAATGAAGTAGTAGTTGTGTGCTCTTTGTATATTGCTATTGCTCTGGCAATCTTATCAGTCATTTTAAAGTTCTTAATACCTTCTTGTTCTATTATTACTTCCAACCTAGTTTCCTCATCAGTGATGTAATTGTATGATGAACGTGGATCAGCCATGAAGTAAATAATAGATAGGTAAGCCATAAACTTCTCTTTATTCTTTGACTTATCTTCATTGTACAAGTCTCTTATTGGTTTGATTAAAAATGCTTCTTGGGTTGGTCTTACTTCGTAATTCTCAAACTCCAATACATTCATTAGATTGTCAATTTAGGATCATTGATACCAAACAGCTCTGCTTTCTCTACCTCAACAATCTTAGGTTTCTCAACCTCTTCTTCATATTCAGTTACTATGAAATCTATATCACGATCTTGTATGTAGAAGTGTTTTACACCATCAAGTTCAATAGTAGGAATGTTATAACCAACTATTTGATTTGACATACCCTCAATATCATTCTTAATGCTGTTCTCTGAGAACTTATGCACAGCATATCTTGATGGGTTTATAAATACTTTGTCCCCTTTGAATATATCTTTAACATGAGTACCAGTAGCTACAACAGTCTGAATCTCTTTAACAGCACCTTGGGTTTTTGAGGTACTACCAATAATACCATTTACCATTACATCATTTTCGTAAGTGTCAGCTGTTGTTACCACAGCACTAAACATCGGTTGAATTGCTTTAATGTTCATAATTTATTCTTTTTATTTGTTTTTTATGTTTCTTTATTTTCTCTTTTAAATTGTTTTCTTCCCAGTATTTATATAGGGCTCTCCTGCGTTGAACCATGTACTTATACCTAATGTTTTTATCAAACTTCAAGAAACCAAGATGTGTAAGTTTAATATCTAATGGTCCTAGTTTCTCTATTGTATCATTTTGGTATCTCTCATCAATCATAGGAAAGCTACCTATATATTTCTGGATATTATGCCAATACTGTTTGTAGTCTTTAAGCATTGTAGCTACATCAGTATCATGCTTTGCTGCTATCTCTTCAAGTGTCATTTAAACTCTTTCTTTTTAGTCTTATCAAACAAGAATAGTAGTTGAATTGAATCATTTTCATCGTTAATGTTTGGTATCAACTTCCTATTGATTTGACCATCTACAATTACTTTCTTATGTCTTAGTTTTGACATGACAACCTTCAAGTGAGTCATAGTTATATCAAGTTCCTTTACAGTCTCTTTCATCGTGTGATCTGATAGAACATTTCTTTGAAGAATGGTTTCATCACTAATAACCTTACTTAGATCATAATGCTTGTATAACAGAAATGCTACTACTTCCATTTCCCTATTAGTAAGCTTATGTAGTGGTTTTAAAAAGTACAGCCATGTCTTAAAGAAGTGTATATCAAACTTATCAACAGGGAGTCTTATAACGTTGTTTACTTTACTCATGTACCACTCAATTATCTTATGGATTAT